TATTGTTGTATCGGAAACTTCAACCTCAGTAGCAAGTCGTGCCTGCTTAATTCCCAATTAACCCAACACCTAACCCTCAACACGTTACACCTAACTAACTGACAATCAAATATAGGCTTAAAACGGTCAGAAATAGGGCAAGGTGAAGCGCAAACATAGTCAGAGTACCAAACTACCAAACCGGACAAACTAAGCGCATGGTGGCTCTATTAAGCCCAAACAAGAATAGGTCTGGATATATGTCAGCATTTCCTAGTGGTGCATGGTGATAGGATGTTTATCCTATGCCTGGCAGTGGTGATCGGTAGTGCAATAGGTTGGTTTGGCTCACTGTTTACCTCCGATCTGTGAACAGGCTTAGGATTGTGCTTGTGACGTTCATTTTGTGATAGTTAGACCCACCCGGTCAAGGCCCAAACGTTTCCGGGAGAGGGAAGAGGGCCGGGGTCGGTGGTGGGGAACCACTCCAGTCCACTTCTAAACAACTTTTTAACCTTGACTTATCGCAGTAAACCTCTAAACAAAAAATAAAAAACGGACCCACCGGGTAAAGAATGGGAAACAATGGGAATAGGAAAGGGGGTACGGGGGTCTAATGTTCGGAAGGGTTGGGGAAAAGCTGGTGGGATATGTAACCAACTGACTATCAAACCAACAACACTTATTTTAAACCTTACAACACTTTTAAAGGGTCTTACAACACTTTTTTTACTGCATACAACACCATATTTCAATATTGCAACACCTTAACTATTTGATTATCAGGCTAACAACACATTTAGCATATAAATATGCAAGTCAGCTACGTGTACGCACACGTACATACACACGCTTGTGCATATACGCACACGCACATGGAAGTAACATATCAAAAAAATAGCTAAATGTGTTGCGAGTTCTGATGCTCAACAAGTTGAAGTGTTGTTGCCGCAACACCTCTTTTATAACTGTCTGATATTCAATATAGGTAATGTGTTGCAAAACGGTGTTGCGGGTGTTGTTGTGGGGGTAAAAAAGTGTTGCGACGCCCAAATTGAAAAATATTTACAAAATAATTTGCAGATACAATTCTAACCGTTACGTTTGCCACATGGATTCACAAATCGAAAAACTGCCGTGGATGGCTATTAGGGACTTCGTTAATAAAATGGGAATTAAGCAGGCACGACTTGCTACTGAGGTTGAAGTTTCCGATACAACAATAATGCTTTACCTGAGAGGTGAAAGAAAATTGGCAGACGAAAAAGAACAAAAATTGTTGGCCTTTTTAAATATTTCCGAATGACCCAAAAGGAGGAAATACTAAACGCCACAAATGGCGGGTGGGACATTTTTCGCCACCTTATTCCTTCTATGCCGGATAAGCCGGGGAAGATGTTCAAATCTGTACTAAAGGATGAAAAAAACCCGTCAGCTCATGTTGTAAAACTAAATGGCAACGAACATTGGACTTACAAGGATTTCAGCGAGGGATCTGGGGTAAACATCTTTGATTTCATAATGAAGGTCAAGGGGGTTGCTTTTGAAGAAGCTATTGCTCTTGCGGCCGAATACTCCAATATCCCCGCTCTGCCAAAACGGAAAGCGAAAGAGCCGGAAGAAATAGTATTATATCCATCGGATGAGCTAATCAATCAGGTTACAAGTAGATTAGATACAGAATTTCATAAATTTTGTCTCATACTGGGGATTACAGAAGACCATTTGGCAAAATGGATGGTAGGAGGCTCAGATAAGGGCCTCACAGCGTTTATTTATACCAAAGACGACCAAACACCAGTCAATATTAAGTTCATCGCATACCAGCCCAACGGCAAGCGGAATAAGGATGTTAAGCCATACTCCCTGACTAGTACCGCCAAAGGAGAGGTTTACAAAATGTGCCTGTTTGGCGAACATTTACTAAACGGAGATAGGTCGGTTTGTATAGTTGAGAGTGAAAAGACCGCCGTAATTGCTTCATTTTTTTACCCCGAGTATGATTGGCTGGCAACCGGAGGTGTTTTTGGAGCAAAAAAGTTGGACTACCTTAGAAATGGTCTGGCCGATGGACGGCAGTGTTTAGTCGTGCTAGATGCCGACCCAATTCGGAAAACGCCGAAGGCCCTTGATATTTTGCTTGCGATAGGCGCTAAGGCGGAAACGGTTGACTTATTCCCAGACCGCACAGACAGCACTGATATTGCCGACTATATCGTCGAGGGGTTGCATCCTGAGATTGTTAAGGATAGGGTTAAAGTGTTCTGGAAGAAAAATAAACAGGATGTTTTAGATGTAATGCCAGTTCGTATGGCCACATTCCTGCAAGAAAATAATTTCGTAAAGCATTATCCGGAAGGAGCAAGGCGGTCAGAATTCTGCAAAATCGAAGGAAAGCTGGTTGATACCATAATCAGTGAAAAAATTAAAGATTTTATTCGGGATCATAGTAAAAATTACTCCGAAGAAGTTCAGGACTATTTTTTGAAAAATACAGGGCTGTATAAGGATGAATTTCTTAATGGAATAGACGTTAAAACATTTGATATTCAGAGAGATACAAAAGAGGAGGCATTCATTTATTACAAGAATTGCGTAGTCAAGGTTACTAAGGAAAAAATCGAGGCAATTCCATACGCTAATCTGGGAGGCTATGTTTGGAGGAAATATGTAAATGAACGGGATTACGTATCTGACGACGGGAAAAAAGGGGAATACGAACAATTTATAGAATTGGCGGCCGGAAACGACCTGAAAAAGGATGCGTTTATGAGTGGAATAGGGTACATGATTCATGAATATAAAGATCCATCCAATCCCAAATGTGTAATACTCAACGACGAAAACGCTGATGGTGAATCAAAAGGAGGTGCCGGAAAGGGGATTTATTGCAAGGCGCTTTCGTATGTCCGAAGACTTGTTCAAATCAGCGGAAAGAAATTTGATCCACAAAACCCGTTTGCATACCAAAGGGTTTCAGAAACTACTCAGATAGTTGAAATTGCAGATGCAGACAAGAAAATGAATTTTGATGCTTTATTCAATGTTATTACCGATGGGTTTCAGGTTGAAAGAAAAAACAAAGACGAGATCAGTATTCCGCCGGAACGAAGCCCAAAGTTCATAATATCAACCAATCATACGGTTAAGGGAGTTGGGGGAGCTTATGCTCGAAGGAGATATGATTTGGAGTTTAGCGGGCACTTTCATAAGGGATTTACGGTTGCAGATCATTTTGGGCACAATCTGTTTACCGATTGGAATGAAAAAGAATGGGGGAGATTTCATGTATTTATGATGAAATGCCTGCAATTCTTTCTAAAAAACGGGCTGGTTGAAGATGTGTATAAAACCCTGAAACGAAGGAATTTTATTGGTAATGCGGGACTTGAGTTTGTAGAATGGTGCGAAATGGATGGAGGCCCAATTTCAATGGTTGGCAAACGATTTGAAAGGAAGGAGTTATTGGCCTCATTTTTAGCTGTTAATCCAGACGAGAAATGGATGAAATGGGGCTCTATGAAAACAAGACTACTTCAATATGCAGAATACGCCAACCTTAGATTTGTGGATGGCAATACGGGTGCTCGCTGGTGGGAATTTCACCACAAAGAAGGATATGTGCCGCCCGCAAATGCACAATGCGACGACGCAGACGAGGTGCCGTTTTAACGATGAATTACTTTCAAATTTATATGGAAAAGCGAATAAGAATCATGTACGGGAACAGAGAAAAGATTGAGAAAAATCTTGCCAAATGGAAGCCTGAAAGACGCATGGAATGTGGTATTGGTAATTTATACCAAACACTTTGGGATATTCCTGAATCGAGGGACCGAATGCCAAAGATTGCCATAATTGTATCCAATGATGGGAAGGGATTTTTGCAGGCACCCCTCTTTATGTTGTTGCAGGTTGAAATCTTTGAGTTATGACATTCCAACTCCGTCCATACCAAGAAACACTGGCCCAACAAGCCAACTCTATTCTTACGAGACTTGGAATAGTCTATCTTGTAATGGAAGTACGAACCGGAAAAACTCACACAGCGTTTGAGTGCGCCAGATTATTCGGAGCCCAAAAGGTGTTGTTTCTGACCAAAAGAAAGGTGTTGACCACGAAAAAGCAAATAGGAAGCATTGAACAAGACTATATCGACGGTGGATACCCATTCGAGATAGTAATTATCAACAACGAATCACTGCACACGGTCAAAGACAACGATTTTGACCTGATTATCAGCGACGAGCACCACCGAAACTCAGGCACGACCAAGCCAAATAAAATAACCGAGGATATTCGGAAAAGATTCAAGCATTTGCCGATGATATTTTTGTCCGGTACTCCAAGCCCAGAGTGCCTTACACAACTGTTTCACCAATTCTGGGTATCAGCCCGATCCCCATTCACTCACAATACCTTTTTTCATTGGTTTTCCTCAATGGGGTTTGTGAAGGTTGAATTTGATAATGGCTATGGGCCGGTTGGCGACTACTCCAACACTCCCGAAGCTATTTTTAAGTATTACGGGATTGAGAAGCGGTCAATTGCAAAGATCAACCCGGACGGATCACCACGAGAGGATTATGATAGCAAGATAGAGGCGTTGGTTCAAAAACAGAACCAAGACATCGACCGAATGAAAAAGGCGAATGAAAATCTGGAAAAGATTCTGGATCAATACTTTGTGCGATACACTCAGCAACAAGCAGGATTTACTAGTTCAGTTGAAGAACATATTTTAGAGGTTGAAATGAGTCCAGTAACCTACTCCCTGACCAAAAAACTTAGAAAAGACAGGGTAATCCAAGGAAAAGAAGAGGTGATACTGGCGGACACGGCGGCCAAACTGCTTTCCAAGTTGACTCAAATGTTTTCGGGGACCGTGAAATTCGAATCAGGAAACGCCAAAACACTCGACAATACGAAGGCCGTTTTCATAAAAGAACGGTTTGCTGGCCAGAAGATTGGTATATTTTTCAAGTTCAAGGAAGAGTGGAAAATGCTGAAAGAGGTGTTCGGAGATACCATTACCGATAAGCTGGATGAGTTCAACACGACCGATAAGAATTTTGGCGTTCAGATTGTGTCCGGCAGAGAGGCAATATCCCTAAAAAACGCAAAGCACCTTGTTTATTTCACTCCCGATTATAGTGCATTAAGCTATTGGCAGTCACGGGACCGAATGACCACCATGGACCGATTGACCAATGACGTGTATTGGATTTTTGCGGCTCGGGGAATAGAATCTACTATCTACCAAACAGTTATAAAAAAGAAGGATTTTACAATACGACATTTTGAGCGATGGCTTGACAAAAATGAGAACAATTAGTATATTTGCTTTCGTGTTATTCGTAGTGGGATTGACACCATGCTTAAAATATTTTAGTCCTTCGGGAGTAGCGGCCACTACCTGCGAAACCGGAGGATTTCTTGTTTCAAACATGATTGGAGTTTATAAAATTACAAGCCCAAGCGGACGGATATACATAGGGCAAAGCACAAACATTGAAAAACGTTTTGGTCAATATCAAAGACTTCAAAATGTTGACGAACAGCGAAAACTGTATAATTCCTTTTTGAAGTATGGCGTCGAAACCCACCGATTTGAAATACTTGAAGAATGTGATCTGTCCGACCTTAATAGGCTTGAGAGAAAGCATCAGGACTTATCTAACTGTGTTTCGTATGGTCTGAATTGCTTCTTAACCAAAACCACCGACAAAAGTGGGGTAATGGGGATTGAAAGTAGGCAGAGGCTCAGTATCGCCCACTCGGGCAAGAAATTAACGCCAGAGCACAGGGCGAAGTCAATTGAAATTTTAAAAAACGCCAAAAGGCCCTCGGGTAAAGATCATTGGAGTTTTGGAAAAAGTCCTTCGGCAGAAACAAGAAGAAAGCTAAGTGAACGGCAGATTGGAGTTCTAAATCATAACTACGGAAAGAAAGCATCATTAGAGACAAGGGCTAAATTAAGTGCCCAAAGAGCAGGAGATAAGAATCCTAGATTTGGGAAAAAGCTATCGAAAGAAACAATAGATAAAATTCAAAAAGCCAGAAACCGATGGTGTGGGCCAAAGGGGGCCGATCATCCTAGCTCTAAGGCTGTATTAGATTTAAAAACAGGTGTTTTTTATGTATCGGGACGAGAGGCTGCTTTTTATAACGACATAAAATACATAACCCTTCATTCGTATTTGGTTGGTAGGAATCCAAATAAAACCTCGTTGGTGTACGCATAGCTATGGCATCACAATTCCAGAACAAAACCAAAAAAGAGTACGAAGCCAAGGGCTACACCGTACTCAAAATAATGAGGCTGACTACCAACGGATGGCCCGATTTGATGTGCCTAAAAGATGCTCATGTGGTCTGGATTGAGTGCAAGGAGGCGAATGACCGATTGGCTGAACTCCAGAAATATCGCATTGATGAATTAATTAAAATGGGCTTTGATGCAAAATGCCTGCAAGCCGGAAAAGGACAAATTTATCCCCTACCAAAATGACAACAATGGAAATTGATCCTCAAAAAAAATTAGACGTTTACCGCTGGAACATCTGGTTGTTCTCATGCCAGTACCCTCGTTCGATCTGGGGCACTGAATTTGAATCCCAGTTTGTGAGGGCCAGGGAACTGACGGGTAAGAATGTAGAAACGACCGACTGGAGCCGTATAATGCCATTGTTAAAGGCAGATTGTCCAAAAGTTCTGGAAATGGCTATAAGTGCATCCAAAACAATGCTAGGGATTGAAACCCCCTAAATATTTGGCATAAGAACAAAAGTATGTTATCTTTGTTGCATGATTCAGACGTATGAAACGGAAATAGGTCAGTCGGTAAAAGCAACCGAACTCTATGATTATCTGGGATTAAAAAAAGGGAATTACTCAAGATTTATTAGAAAGGAGGTAATAGAGAATCCGTACTCGGATGAGAAATCTTACTCTTCCTTTGGGACGAGTGAAATCAGGCATGGCCGATTCCGACAGGAATACTATCTGCACATCGACTTTGCTAAAAAGTTGTGCATGGTCAGTCGGTCCCCGAAAGGAAACGAAATCCGGGACGAACTTGTAAGCCTGACCAAAAAGGTTGAAGATGGCGACCTACTCAACCATGACCAAATTCTAGCCATTACCCGGCTGAAAGAGATTTTCAAGTATGTTACCCGCTGTAAGGATGCGGAATTAATTCACTTTGAAAAGTTTGCATCGGAACGACCGGCCGACAAATGGGTGTATGCGGATTTTCATAAGATGCGGAATATGCTTCTGGATATTGGTCAGGACACTATCAATCAAAGACTTAAAGAGTATTGCATAGAAAACTCAGCAAGCGTCAATGCTAAGACCAAAATGGACAAAATGCTGGTTTTGGACCGGTATGAGGTACTTCGCAATGGAATATGGGACTACCTGATGGCAACAAATGGTCAGCAGCCGATGAAGCTGGCAAATCTGGCAATGAACATGGCCAAGATAGAGGGTATGCCGATGTATAGAACCAATGAAACCGATTTGTTCCGAAATAAAGAAATCGAGGTTGATATACGGTCGCCAAAGCTATTATCACCCACCACCATTCCCGGAGACAGGGGCCAATCTGAATGAGAGAGAGATGAGTAACAATACAGCAGGACAAGCAGTACCACAACCGACGGACTTCCAGATTCTTGAGAAAAGAATGATGGACAACGGAGACCAGATGGCAGCCCTTCTTTCACGGCTTGGCGCTGTGGCAGACAGATTAAAGCCCGTAACTCCCACGCCATTAAACAGACCCGACCTAATGAGGGGTGAAGGGGTTACGGGGTCATTCCTTTATGAGCAGGACCAATTGGATATCAGATTGGGATGGCTTGAAGATATTGTCCGACATTTGGAGACCTTGGTTTAGTAAGTTTCAATAGGGTTAAAGGATAAAGCCGGGCTCCGTTGGGGTTCGGTTTTATTTATACTAATATTTGCAAAACACCGATTCGCCCCTTAATATTGCCAACTAAAACAAGGTCAATATGATAGCTTTTGATAAAATCAAACAAGTAATTGCTGATGCTGAGGTAGATGCAATTAAAGTGGAAGACAAAAAGAACCGTGCCGCCGCCACCCGGTTTCGTGGGCAGATGCAGCTTTTGGTTCAATTGGTGAAAGATGCAAGGGCTGAGGCGTTAGATGTGGTGAAAGGGTAATACGCTTTCACCCCTTGATTTTTCAGAGCGGGGGTTGTTTGAACTTTGAAAGTTAAAACCTTGAAAGTATATTTGCGGCCATGAGAGAATTTTCAGTTTCCGAGTATGCCGATAGCCCGAATAACATTTTTGGCCGCAAGGTTAGCACAACGGCCGTCTACAAAGCAATAGAGGAGGGGCGGCTAATGGCAAAGAAGGTGGGTGCTGTAACGATTGTCTCCCAACATTTAATTCAGGGCCTCATAGAGGACCGTGTTTTGATTCTCCCCGACAAGCCGCAGGACGATGGGTTTCAGAAGCCCGAACACACCCTTCCAATTCCAGACACAGGCTATGTAGTCCACGTGGGTCCGGGTATTAAGGATGGGCAGCCAATGGTCTTAGAACCAGGAATGCGAGTAAAATTTAACCCCAACAAGGTCGTCCCGTTCACCCACGAAGAAACAAAATACTTCATTCTTTTCCAGCCGGACGTTCACCTAATCCTATGACCCCGCTTCACACATATCTGGTCGAGGTAGAAAACATGAACAACAACTACCATAAACTTCAATCGAAGGAAGGATTCGACATTCCAGAACCCGTCGAAGACGATACGGCCTCAATGGTAGACAGAGGAATAGTCGTAGGCCACCCACTCACCCAACCAGACCCATCTTCTCTAGGCAAGACGATGATTTTCAACTTTCTAAATGCCCACCACGCCAAAATTAACCTGTTGCCACGTGTTGACGGGCATTTGCTGGTAGAGCCGGAGAACGTGGTTTGCATCGGAGATAAGATGAAAGGGCAATATGTTTCATGCACCCCTATCCCCTTGTGGACAGGGGAGGGGATGCGAACCTTCTCCTACAAAAAAATCAGCTACGACAGCCTAAAGACCCCCGAACTACGGGCCAACGAATTTTATACCACCTGCGGAATTGTGGACAAAGAGAACGAACATTTCCCTATCGGGACCAAAATCTGGTGGGGGATGGAAGGCGTCGCAGACCCGAAGTGGGAAAGTGGCTGGCTGGTAAAAGCAAGGAACGTCCTTGTTTGGGGGGAGAAGGTAGATCAATTTATGTTTAAGAGAAAATAATCATGGGAAAATCAGAAGATGTTAGAGATGTGCATCTGTACGTCGAACGTATGAAATTCTACACGGAGACCTTCGCACACTTTTTGCGAAAAGGAGAGCTTGTAGAAGGCGCCTTAAAAGAAGCAAAAACCGCATTAGATGCGTTTGATGAACTATTTAAAGCAGAACAAACTGTATGACCAACGAACTTTTAAGCGGTCCAGACTCCCGCAAAAAAATGCTGGAAGGAATCAACAAAGCCGCCGACGCCATTGCGGCCACCATTGGTCCACAGGGTCGCAATCAAATCCTTTGTGAAGTAATTCAGGTTCCATTGCAGAATGGAGGGGTAAAGCACCAGAGGGTGTTTAGTTCAACCAAGGATGGGGTAACAACATCGAGGTCCATCGTCCATCCTGATGTGCAAATGGAGGCGGGGAACATGATATTGAAGGACGTTTGTGAGAAGACGGTGCAATCTTGCGGTGATGCAACATCCTCATCCGCTGTACTTTTCCGTGGACTAGCAACCCGGTGCGAGGCGGTGTTGGGTGAAGGCGTGAATCCGTATGATCTTAAAAAAGGAGTTGAACTTGCTTGCGAAAGGGTAGTCCAATTCATTGCCGAAAAGTCCCAACCACTACACGGAGGAGAGCGAATGAAGCAAATCGCTATCATTTCCGCTAACAATGATGTGGCTCTGGGGACAGTTATATCCGATGTTACAGATGCAGTAGGCGCAGATGGTATAATTCAGGTAGTAAGAAGCAATAGCAATGAGACATTCTTCACCAAGTCGGCCGGTTCCCAGATTTCCGAAGGATTTGTGTCGCCACACTTTGTAAACATCCAAAATCGCCTTGAATCGGAACTCATAAATCCCTATATCATTCTTTTCGAGGAAAGGATAAATCGGATTGAAAGCATTGAGCCGATAATTAGTAAAGTGCTATCAGAAGACCCTGATGCCCACTTTCTCTTTATTGCCAAAGAGTACGCCACTGAGGTTGTGAACTTTTTAGTGAGCGCCCTCCCGCATAACAGAAAATCGCAGGACCAGAAGGTATTTACTTCTTGTGCCGTAAAAACACCACTTATCGGCCAGCTAGGAGAGGATTTGATGAATGATTTGGCTGTACTTTTAAGGGGGACATACATATCTCAGGAATCAGCGGTTGGCTTAAACCCGGAGAATAAAAACAGCTACGTTCAGACCAAGCACCTTGGCCGATGTGGGAAGGTATTAATCAATCCACGGTTTACTACTTTCGTCAATCCCGCTTCAACTGAAGAAGAAATTGAAAGCAGGGTTGCTCAGATTAATTCTGAAATGGCTTTGGTTGACGATAAGGAGTTCTACTTGAAGCGCATTGCTTCGCTTAAAAGTTCCATAGCAGAATTACACGTAGGCGGCCAAACGGATGGAGAGGTAAACGAGAAATTAATGCGGGTTGACGATGCACTCAGGGCTTGTCGGGCCGCACAATCTGAAGGCTTTTGTCAGGGAGGTGGCACAGTATTCTTATTGGCCCAGTCGGCCTTAAAACAACTAGACAATGCAGCCCTTAATCCGGGCGTCTCTAGGGGAATTAAAATATTGGCAGAAGCAATCAAAGACCCGTATATTCAAATACTTAAAAACGCTGGAGTAGAACCGTCGAAAACGGCATACAAAGAGGGGTTTGGTTACAACGCAAAGACATTCAAAGAAGAAAACCTTCTTGATGCCGGAGTCATTGATCCGGCGAAGGTTTTAAGGGTTAGTTTGGAGAATGCCGTTTCGGCAGTTGGCTTATACTTGTTGGTGGATGGAATAATTGTAAATAGCTGATATGGAATTTCCAATCATAATCAGAGATGGCATAGCCGTTGATTTCCCAAACGAAGACCTTGATGTCAAGGCGTTTTGGGATGCCAAGCGGGACGCTGTGCTTAAAAACCGCAAGCCACGGGGTAAACTGGAGCGGCTATTGGAGGTAGAACTGTTTGCCCTTCCGGAAGGCGGGTCATACCAGATTGAGTATTCTGAATGGCTACGAGTTTCTGGTGGAATAAAGAACCCCTACAAATACATAAAAGACCGGTATGGGTCGGCCATTGTGGTAACCCGGAACGACCAGGGGTTGGTAGTTTTCCAAAAGCCCGAGAACGAGGATTTATTCCACGACTACAACGATGACATTATCACCGACGAATTTAACGAAAGGTATAAAGGGGCCCCTGTAGAAGTGGAGATCGGAGACTACTGGTTTATTTTTGGGCCAAAAGGACACATACAGAAGCTCAAAGTCTTTTCGTTTGACAAGGAAACGATGCGCTATGAAGTGGAGGATCAAGGGCTTAACAAGCGCAGGTTTATCACAATACCGGTGGCAGAAGAGGGTTTTTTTCTATACGGAGAGAAACTAACCATCCGTGGAAGTGGGGCTTACCCATATTCTACACATTACGACCGGCGGTGGTTTGCTCAGGAGTACCGGAATTGTATGTATTTCAGGCATTTTCAGATTTACAACATATTCAAGTCTGTTGAAAATATCAGTAACCCACAGGTCCTTAGCGATATACTCAAACTTACCGACGAATATGTTTCCGCAGTAACGCAGATAAAGCGTGAAATGAGGGCACGAATAATGGCAATTCACCGAAAGAGAATTGAAGACAAAAAACAACGTGCAGAGCAAAAGTGGCTCAAGTGATTTCGTCGCCTACCTGTATAGCGTATCGGATGATATGCCTTCTGGCATTTCGTTTTCTGAGCGTGTTATTCGGGCCGAAAGGAAGCACGGTAAGTTTCTGGATACAGAGGTAGCCAATGCAAAGACCGAATACTTCCTTGCTCACCCTGACGCCGAAACATGGTGGAGCCTTGTAGAATTGCGATCCAACGTATGCGAATCGGTCAGGGGAAAGGAGCAATCCGGTGAGAACCAGAGTTACAAGGTTAAGATTGAGAACGGGTTAAAATTACCGGCACTGGACTCTGAAATAGAGAAGCGTGGGCTGGCATTGTTTAAGAGCGACATAGACGCCAAGGACGCATTCACCGCCGGGAAAAGAAAAGCAGCCAAGGAAATAGGTACATTTGAGGAAAATATGGGAGATTTAAGATTATAGATCAATGGCATCAACCATAAACGAAAGGGTGTGGCAAATGGATTGCCAGAGTCCTGAGATTCCAGAGAATACTGAATTGCTGGATGGGTATGGTGATCCAAAGGCTAAATTCCAATTTACTGTTCCGCCACCTTGTATGGCAGAGCCACGGGAAATCACCATTCCAGGCACCAAGGAAAAGCAGGCAAAATGGGATTCTCCGGAGCAAAAAGAATTTATTAAGCAGGAACAACAACGATGCTACACGGATGGGTATTGGTGTTGGATTCATGGTGTTTTGACATGGCTACCACCGTGGTATTACTTTTTCCTAAACTACTGGAGAGTACCATCGGCACGGGAAGACGGTCGTTTGGAGTATCGGGACGCTCAAAGACGAGTGTTGCTCTACCTATGGAATGTTCTCAAGTTTACAGACGACTTCGGTGTTTGCTACCTGAAAGGACGCCGGAACTTTGCCACAGCCATTGGACACGCTATTGGCTATATCGAAGCGACAAGGGGTAGAAACCGGAAGGTCGGGCTATCAAGCTCGGAAAAAGACCTATCCGAAGAGAACTACCTTGAAATGATGGCTGACCCCATAAAGGAAATGCCATTGTGGTTCAGGCCGAATGTAGAGGTTCAGGCGGAGCGGGTGTTGTTCAGGGATGGCAAGCGGTCAAGGGATATAAACGTAATGACGGACGATCTAAACTCCGATATTACAATGAAAGCCCTCACAAAAAGAGGGTTTGACGGAAGGTTGTTGCACTTCCTGTTTGGGGATGAGTCCGGTAAGTGGAAAAAGGTTGACGTTGTTAAATGGATTGGTCGCCAGATTAAGGTAATGACATCTATGACGGGCAGGATTGGCTTTGCGTGGATACCCACTACGGCGGAGGAGATTGAAGAAGGAGGCAAGGAGTTTCGTAAGTTATTCGAGGATAGCGACGTACTAACACTAAGGGACGGTAAATACCGGAATACCGACTCAATGCTTCGGTCTTTATTCATACCGGCCTACGACGGCTGGCCGGGATGGGTTGGGCCTTATGGAGAGTCTATTATTGAGTATCCGGATGACGAGCAATGGGAGTATATGCTTTCAATAAACCCCAAAGCCGAAAGAATTGGATCTAAGGCCAAGCTGGAAAGAGATATAGCACAGGCGTTAGAGTCCGGGAATGAATCACGGGCAGCACTACTTCGCCGGGAAGCACCATTTCAGCCAAGCGACGCATGGACCGGCCTAAATGCCAATTGCCCCTACGAAACCACCATTCTGCAACCACTGAAAACCATCACCGAAGCCAATATGCCCGGCTGGCTCATGGAGAAAAAGGTTCAGCGTGGATACTTTGACTTCTTCGACAAAAAGACCAAAACCCAACCAAGATGGAATCCATCTGACACCGGCCCTGTTTATTTAAGCTGGCACCCGAATCCATCTACCATTGGACAGGTGAAAAAAGTGGGAGGCGTAAAAGTGCCTGTAAATGACAAGATTGGCGTATTGTTTCTTGATACCTATTCCCGCACCGACACCAAAGAAAAAGGGTCAAACCAAGGTTTTGGGGGTAAGCTGTTTTTCAACAAGGCGTATGAGGAAGAGAATCGAAGGGAATTGCAGAGAACCGGGCAGAATATGGCCGGCTACCACCCAACGCCATCAATATTCATGTACTTTGCCCACAGGAATCATGTTTCAGGGTGGGACCACGAACAAGTTCATGCAGCCTGTTTATACTTCTCTATGCCCGTAGCATTGGAGAACAACCGATCTACCGCCTTTGAAATCTACATGAACGGGTATGGCATGAGAGGCTTTATGTTGAAAGAGTGGGAGATCAAAGGCGAAAGACCAACAATGGGCCAGAACTCAAACTCAGGCAATCTGGATAGGGTTGGTATCTTTTCAGGGGGTGAGACAATGCAGGATGGCCATATTTCCATGGGTGCCCAGTATCACAATGAGTTTTTAAAGGGCAACGCCGCTCACCTTGGAGACTTCAATTACAGCATTTTAGACGAGCCGATTCGATACCCATTTCCACAAGGAATCCAGGACAACCTTGACTTTGATTTGTCAGACCGGGAGAAAAGTGACTACTCAATGGCGCTGAATGTGGGTAGTTATACGGAGTGGAATGTGAATAAATACGATGAGTACACTGGAATAAGTCATGGGGAGAAGACCAAAATAAAAACGGGCAAACTGGCGACGTACTATCGAATGGTGAAAAAGTTTGCTTGATAAATTTCCATTATATTTGTTCCGTCGGGCAAAAACAATCCGGCTTACTTCAGTGGGAGAAATCAGGACAATGTGGTCTACGACCGCAGTTAATTCGGGTGCTTCGTTAGCATCACCGGGGTCGCAGCTCATTTCGTATGACAGCGATTTCATCAATTGGCCAACGCTTGCTTCTAAAGTAGGCACTACGGCTTCTTCAACATTCCTTTACGGAGCGCAAAATTTGGCAGCCCCAAATGCTCATGTGAAGTTGTCTGTTGCAAGTATTCGTTCTGCTTACGGGGTGATTGCAACGTAAGAAATAATGAGGCCTTCGGGCCTCAATATTTTCTTCGATACCACGCCATCCCCTTATACGCATCTACTATTACATCGGGGTCAACTGAGGCAACCTGAATCCGGTTGAACATATTCCCCTCATGACCTTTTTGCCAATCTCCAACGTGAGGCCAATGGTAGGCAATGTTGTAGGGCAATCTGTTTTTGATAACGCTGGCCCACCTTGCATCCCAAAGTTCCCTACCAATCATCAAATCCAATCCAATAAGCTCAGGAAGTTTCTCATACGACGGACGGAAGGCGAACACATCAATTCCGGAATAGTAAGGCTTATCGGCAAGATCAAAGAATGACGGCGGAGAAAGGTATTCCCCATCAACCCTTTGGGTAAAACAAGCATCTACGTTTCGGTTATCCATAAAGGTCCGGATAATTCCGGTAGCCTCTGGAATCAGTGAAATGTCCCTGTTAAGCAGAATAACAATGTCGTCGGGGTGGGAACACGCCTCAATTCCAAGTTTTAGCATCTGGTTCACAAAGGCAAACCCATTTTCTTCATAGGGAAGGAATTTGAGGTGAATGTCTTGTACCCCCACCATCATCCATGAAAAGGCAGCCAACCCGTTTCGTCCAAAAGCATCGGAAGTGGATTCGGCATAGTCATTGAAAAGTAGGTAGTTGTGTGCGGCCCTGTGGTCATACTCTTGCCGCATTGGAGTATTCCGGGCAATTGTGGCAATCAGTTCAGTAGGGTTCAGGGCTATCATCTCCTGAGTCAACCTGCCTAGCGTGGTTGGTTTCGGGCTGGATTGAACCCAAGGATACGCACGGGAAATAAGGATGTGCGGCTTTTCGCAGAAATGGAATTGGAGGGAATCGTTCAGGATATACAGCGTATCCTCTTGGTTCATATCCGCTTCCAGTTTGCGGAAACCAGACTTCCTTGACTTGTAGAACTCATACGGAATGCCTATTGCTAATAATGCCTCTGCAATATTCTGTTCCGTTTCGTTTTTGTGAATGATCTTAGAGGACGTACCATCCAGATTGATTATCGCTTTTTTAAACATTGGCCATCGCTATTTGAAAATGTTGATAGTTCCGAAAAGGTTTGGCTACATCTTGCCCCTGACCGTCCTGCTGGCAAAGGACTATTGTTTTGGTGGGGTATTTGTAAGCACACATAGCCATAGCAGTATCGAGGTCATTTCGGCCTAGATTCTCCATTTCAAACACCTCTAATTCGGGAAACATTTCATAAACAATTGAGGCATAGTTAATGTCGGTGGCAATGATAGAACCGGGAGGGACGGCCTTGCACACCATAAATATATCTCCGAAAGCCCCTAGTATTACAAATACCTTCTTTTTCTCCGGCTGTGGCAGCGGTGTCCAATATGGACCTGACGTATCAAAACCAGAGGCTATCACTACCGGATGAACAGCCCCCTGGTGAGTTCCGCCAATTTCACCAA